GGTGGGGTTCTGCCAAATGGCGTAGTCGGTGTTGCTGCTGTGGCTTGGCATCGTCACCGCCGTGGCCACCGAATACAGGTGCCCGTTCAACACAGCGCCGGCCACGATGCTGATGGTGGCCGCAGCTGTCTTGTAGAACAGCGAGCCGCGATGCAGGGCCGGCCGGCGGTTGTAGAGCACGGCACCGCCGGTGGCCAGGGCCGCAATCGCCTCGGCGGTGCGCAGCGGCGTCATCAGCTTGGTGGAGCTGGTGCCCGCCTCGGCTTCTGCCTGGCTGGCCAAATCCGCGCTGATCGTGCGGTTGGCGCTCAGGTCGCCGCCGCCGGTCAGGCCGGTGCCAGCTGCAACTGTGCGAGTCGGTGCAACCGTTGCCGCCGTGGTGGCGAGATCATCAACGTTCAGTGTTTGCGTGCTCGACTCAAGTGAGTCGGCCTTGAGTTTGCCGTAAGCCATCAGAAGATCACCCAGGTTGAGTTGGCGGAAATGGTGACAGTCACGCCCGCATCAATGGACACAGGCCCAACTGATGAAGCGTTCTTGCCAGTGGCAAGCGTGTAATCAGAAACGATCGCTTGATCGTTTTCTGCTGTGACACCGGAGCCGCCAGAGCCGATCGGCTCATAACGGGTCTCTGGATCATTGGCGAAGTAGCTGAGGTAATTCCAGGTTGACCCTGCTGTTGTGTAGCGCAGCCTGACCGTCAGCCCTGCATCGCCGGTGAACGTTGCCGGCAGCCCTGCCAATGGCGTAAACGATTCGATACCAGTGCTGTCACCGACTTCGACATAGGTGTTGTCGCTGGGGCTGGCGGGAATGGCCCCGACGTTGGCAATGAGGTCGAACAGCACCGCATTGGAAACTGCGGCCGCGGCCTGATTGGCCGTGGTGCTGGCGGCGTTGGCTGTGCTCAGAGCTGTTGCAGCATCTGTACTGGCTGCGTTGGCGGTGCTAATTGCCGTGGCGGCGTCTGTAGACGCTTGCGAAGCAGCAGTGGTCGCCGCAGTTGACGCTGCTGTAGCAGCCGTTGCAGCTGCAGTTGCGTTATTCGCGGCCGTTGTGGCCGCCGCGGCGGTGGAGTTGGCGTTGTTGGCGGCCGTAGTTGCGGCGGTGGCGGCAGTAGTGGCAGCAACTGCGGCATTGCTGGCAGCCGTCGCCAACGCTGCTGACTCCTCACCTTGATCGTACCGCTCTTGGTTGATGTATGTATTGAAAAGAGTGTCGTCATTCAGCTGCTCAGCGGTAAGCAGCGATGAAGCCTGAAACGTGATGTATGAAGTGTCGCTTGGCGTAATGCGCTGCACCTTCACCCATTCGCCGGTCGCGATACCGGTCGTCAACCTGGCGACAGTCCCGTTGGTGACGAAGTCCCAGTCGCCAGGACGGGCCCGCTCTGTCCATGTGGCGCCCTGGTCCGCGCTCTTGTACACATGAATGTGCGATCGCTCCAGGTAGCCGATCGCATTCCCCTCTGTTGATGTCAGGGGGAAATCAACAGAGCCTGCAGATGCACCGGTATAAACATTGCCGCTGTAAGTGAAAGACGGTGCGGACATTGCTCGCTGACACTTTCTCCTAAGTTACCCCTAGAAGCCTCTACGAGCACGCTGATACAACGCATCAAGTTCACTGTTGAGGCGATCAGCCTCTCCGACTTGATTCATCTCGGCTGCGATGTTGCGTGTCTCCGCAACGCGCAGCCTTTGCATTACGCCAACATCACCCTGGAACAGCCGCATCTTGGCCTGTTCGTAGTGCTCACGAATGATGCTGTCCAGTTCTTTTTCGATTGCAAACTTCGTTGCTGATACAGCTGCACCTTTATTTGCAACGTACTGCTGCACGTCAGATCGACGCCGCAACGCCAAGATCCGCTGCGCCAGCGTCTGGCCATTCACACGGCTGCTTGCCATGTACCCATTCAGCTCCTGCTGCTCTTTAGCCGTCAGCTTCACCTCGCTCGGCCGCCGCTCCATGTAGCTACCGCTGATGTCGAACACTGCCTTCCACACCTCGTCGCCCCGGTTGTTCCGAGGGAACAAGGGGATCGCCATCTGCAACGGGTTCAATCCGCCAGGCCCAACGCCAGGCACGATCGGCACCGGGTTCCCTGTCAGCTGATCCACCAGCTGCGGCGCCGAGCCAGCGCCTGGAATCCGGTTGGCCAACTTGCCAAAGATGCCTGTACCGAAGGTGTCTTCGTGCACCCGAAGCACCTCGGCAAAGCTCGCGCCCTGATAGGCCGCCTTGTAAGGGTCCTGCACTCGATCAACAAACGCCAGCAGGCCGCCAAAGGGAGTCTGTGTTGCGGCGTAGTTCTGGAAGGCTGCGCCCAGGGCGTAGTCGCTGTCCTCCTGCCCGAGCTTCACCAACGCCTCAATGCCCTGCAGGAAGCTCGCCTGATACAGCCCGCTGGCCGCGATGCTCACCATGCCGCTGAAGACTTCCTCCTGGTCCTCGGCCGTCATGTAGGCCGAATACATCCCGAGGTCGGCAAACATCCGCATCACGATCGCCATCGGCTCCCCGAACCGATCAAACGGAATCGCCTGATCGCCAACCCTCAGGCTGTAGGGAACATTCCCCGCCGCGGACCAAGCGTTCTGTGCCGCCATGCCAGCCCGGCCTGCTGTCCATCGGCCAGGACCACCACCGGTGATCTGCCCGCTCATCGCCATGCCGTAGATCGAGGCCGCCAACGTGGTGGTCAGCGCGATCTGGCCAGCGATGCGAAAGGTTTCGGCCGGGTCATTCAGCAACTCGCTCTGGATGGCCAGCACCGTTCGAGTCGGGCTGAACCCGCTCTGACCAGCCAAGGACATGCCCTTGCTGATCGCCGCCATCCCGGTTCCTTCCCACACCCCTTGCTTGAGGATGTTCAGCGGGGTCCGCACAAAGGGGACGAATGGCCGCATCACCGGGAAACGACCTAGTAGCTGGTTGACTCCGCTGGCCAAGGCGTTGTCCTCCTGGAAAGTGGCCTCAGCTGCCGACTCAGCAATCGTCCGGCCGGCGCCCTCCAGGCCGCTCTGCAGGTTGTAGACCGAATCGAGCTTGTACTTCTCCCAGAGTGCTGGGCTCTGCAGGTCGAACGCCGACTCCAATTCCTTGCGACCGAAGTCGAGCAACGCCTGCTTGTCTGTCAGGTCAACACCAGCCCTGGCCGCACGCCGCACAGACCGAGCCGCAACCTCGCCGCGAATCGCCAGGTGCTTCGCGAACTCATCAGTGCCAAGCAGCGCCCGCGAGGGCAGACGCACAAACGATCCAACCTTGTTGATCGTGTCGTACACCCCATCGCTGACCACCTTCTCTCCCATCAGCCCGCGGGCTGCCTCACCGGAGATGCCCTTGGACACTTTCTGGTAGATCGAGGTCTCCGTTCTGGCGGCATGCCACCCGATCTTCAGGGCGTCGTTGATGGCTGAGTACATGGCCGTCAGCGAAGCCGTTGCCTCGGCCGCGGCCAAGCTGGCCTCCTTGGCACCGGTCAGGCCGGTCATCGCCCAGCCCTGCGCAGCGCCGTACTGAAGCAACGGCCGGGCAACAGTCCAGGCAACGCCCAGAGCGTTGGTCACAGCAGTCGCAGGGCTGCTGAGCAGACCGTTGATGAAGAGCTCCTGCCAGGCGTTACCCGCCACCTCCATGCCAAGAGTGGCCCGGCTGATCTTGTGGGGATCGTCCAGGAACTGCACCCGCTTGGCCAGGCCAATCAACTCACTCACACCCTCCTGCGCGCGGGTGGGGTCATTGAGCATTGCGGCGATGGCCTTGAACTTGTCGCTGTATTCGCCTGGGTTGCCCAACAGGTCGGCCTTGGCCATGTTGGCGAAGTCGGCACTGCCCGCTGCCGACGTGCGGATCAGGCCCTGCTGGCGCAGGCCGCGGCCAACCGATTGATCCCAGCCGAGCACATAGCCACCAAAGCGGCTGACGCCCTGCATCTGCTGGGCGAACTGCATGCCTTCAACCGTGGCGTCCTCACCGGACTTCACCTTCATGAGGAAGTTGTCAGCCAGCTGCTTCACGCCGCCAGCCATCCCCTCCAGGTAAACCTTGAACAGGGCCGCGACGTAGCCCTCGTCCTCGCCACTGAGACGACCGGCCTTGACGATGCGCTCGCCCGCCTTGCGGCTGGCTCTTTTGTCCAGGCGCAACCAGCCACGTTGAATGGCGAACTCCTCCGCCTTGTCGAGGCTCATCGGCAACATCCGGCCGAGGTCCTTCACCGCCCGCCGGGCGAAGTCCGCGTCAAAGCCTTCGCGGACCTTGGTGTAGATCCCGCTGGCTTCGGCATCACGAAAAGCGCGGCCAAGCCATTCGCCCTGATCCGTTGCCTCAGTGCGCTCAATCAGACGCGGCGGCGCGTAGGGCGAGCAAGCGTGTTGGACAGCCATCAGCAGAAATCTCCGTGATCGAGGAACCGCTTGGCGTCAGCGGTGACGTTGTTGGCAAAGCGCTGCGCCCTGGCTTCAGGTTCCAGCAACTTCATGCTGGTATCAAGTTTGTCGGCAATGTTGCGCAGAACCCGTGCTTTTGCGCCGGTGATCTCGCCAGTACCAAGCAATGCCTTGATGCCATCAACAATGTCGAACATCTCGCCCTGTGTCATCTCAAAGGTGCGCTTGCTTCCTTTGATGTCGTTGACGTTGAAGAACGCCTGGCCCCCTGTGCGCTTGATGAAGTCAGCATCAAGCTGGCGGCGAATCGCTTCGCTGTAGCGCTTGACAGCTTCAATCTGCGTTTCGGTCAGCGTGACCTTGCCAACAACGTCAGAGTCATAGACCGGGTTCCCGGTCCGCATGTTCATCGCCTGGTCAGCCGAGTCCGCTTCCAGCTGCCTTGCGCGACTGACCATCGCCTCACGCAGTCGCTGAAGCTCTGCATCTGCCAGGCGCTCCGCTTCGCGCTTCGTCCGCGTCTTGGCCAGCACTTCGCCATCGGCGCCAAGCACTTCCCAACCGCGGCCGACCTCAGCCTTGGCCACCTCAGGACGTTGAACGGTGTCAAGCGTTGTGCCCAGGTATTCGCGCACAGCTGTCACGTCATCCATCTGACCGGTAAGTGCCTGAGCCTCGGCGGCAGTCAGCCGCAGCTCCTCAGCGTTGTCCAGCTGGTCGGCTTCAACCGCAGCCGTCACCGCCTGACGCTCGGTGTCGAGCACTGCCGGGTCAGGCCCTGCCGCTCGTTGCGCGTCCTCCCACTGGTCGTAGGCATCACGCGCTTCCTTGGCCGCCAGGTTGTCCTGCACCTCCGGCCGCATTTGTGGGTTGCCGTTCACCAGCTCCTTGTTCCACAGCCACTCCTGGTATCGGTTCAGCTCGTTCAGCTGATCCACCGCCTCGGCCTGTTTGATCGCCGTCTCGCCCCGGTCGAGCTCCACCGCTGCACGACGGTTGAACCGCACCTGCATGCTGTCGGGGTCAATCGACGCCCATCCCTCAGCCAGGCCACGGTTGGTGATGAAGTTCATCCACACCGAGTCGCTGGCGTTCACCACGCCCAGCTCGTTGGCCATCGGGGTGAACGAGTCCATGTACTCGATCGCATCCACCCGCGTGCTGGGGATCAGCTCTTTCACCGCCGACCGCAGCTCGGCCATCGAGCGCATCACCCCATCAGAGCCCTCCACGAAGGTGAGCTCCTGGGAGCGCATGAAGGCGTCGTAAATGTCTGCCTCAAAGGCGTTACGGATTGTCTGAGGGGTGACGGTCGGAGCCGGGGGCCGGGGACCCAGGTCCACGACGTTCACTGGCTCAATCCCGCCTGGGTTGGCCAATCCGCCTGCAGCCTGCTGACGGATAGGCGCAAGCTCGCCGATGCCCTCCAGGCGCCGCAGGGACTGCTGCACCCGTGGGTCAAGCTCGGCTCCGGGCATCCGCGCCCGTGACTCCAGCCACTGCTTGTAGGCGATCAGATCATCCGGGCCACCCTGCGCAGACGCGGCCGGCATAGCGCCTTGCTGCCTGAACTGCTCAAGCGCTGGATTGCCGCCTGCCTGGGGCGGCATGAACGCCTCACCTGGCGCACGGCTGGCCAGCCACTCCTGGTACAGAGGATCTTCGTTCAGCTGCGATGCCAGACCTTCCATCTGGGCCAGGCGGTTCTGCACCGGGCTGTTGAAGTCAGCCGGCACCCGACCCTCGGGCAACAAGCCAGCCGGGCCGCGGGTGGGATCCCAGGGGCCAGTCGGCAACCGGTCAGGCAGCTGAACACCGCCGGCCTCGGCCGCCATGCGCTGGTTGCTCAGCAGCTGAGCAACGTCAAGATCACGCCGGTAGTTCTGCGCGATCTTCTCGCTGTTCACCATCGCCCGCAGGCCATCGAGCCGCGCCGCCTTGGCGCTGCGAGCAGCGATGTCCGGGTCAGCCTGGATCTGGGCCGGCAACGCCAGCCGTGCCAGACCGCGGCCGATCTCATCTGCCTCGCTGTTGAAGGCCTTGATCAGCTGCTCCTTTTCCTCAGCCGTCGCCTTCCCGAACGCCTGGCTGTACCGGTACACCCGGCTCATGTCGAGCAGGCCGTTGATCAGCAGACCAGTGGGCACACCCTCCGCCATCTGCTTCAACTTGCGGATCAGCCCGGTGTCCTCCACCCGCGTCTGCAGGAATGGAATGTTCGGCAGGCCCGCTTCCGCGAGCATGTCGTTCAACGTCTCGTCGAAGCTGGAGTCCCCTTCGCCGTAGACAAGGAAGGCGGCAAACGCATCCCAGCCCAGCGCTTCGGCAACCGTCCTGATGCGGCCTTTTTCCCGCCCCAGCTGCGTCAGCGCCTTGGTGCTGTCCCGAACGCTCTTCCACCAGGTCGTCACATCGTCCGCCTGATTGGCCTTGCTGATCTGCTGAAAGGTCATCCCCAGCCAGTCATCAGCCATGCCGATCTTCGCGGCCGCGGCAGCAGCAGTTCCCTTCTGGAAGCCCTTTGCCGCCTCTGTCAGCTGCGTGGTCTGCCGAATGTTGCGGCTGGCCTTCAGCGTGTCGTCCAGCGCATCCAGACCACGAGTCACCTTGGCCGCGGCGCCACCCACTACTGGGGCCCGTTGAGCCAGCCGAGGCAGCAACGCCAGGCCCTTGATGCCCGTCTTCGGCAAGGTCAGCAGCAGCGTGCCAACGCGGACGATGTTGCTCGTCAGCTGACCAGCGCTGGTCTGTGCCTCAAAGTTGTTCTGGCGCCACTGCGTCCACGGGTTGTCGCTGTCGTTGAAGACCTCGTTCCAATTCCACCCGCCGCCTGTCGCCGCACTGGCGGCCTGCACCGCAACGTCAGCCAAGCCGGCGCCCAGGTCCAGGTAGTCCGTTACCAGGCCCGTACCGGCGTTGCCGAGGATGTTGCCCAGTTCGTCAAAGAACTGACCGGGGTCTTGCGCGAACGTCGGCTTGTTGGCGCCCTGCGCAGCGCCCTGCTCGAACATGTTGCTGGCAGCTTCAGCCTGCTGCTGCAACATCCAGTTCTTCTTGCCGATCGGGTCAAGGCCCGCCGGCATGCTCTGCTCAAGAACACTGGCCTGGTCATCAACGATGCCCTTGGCCGGGTCGAAGTAGACGACCATCAGATGCGCCTCCGGTAATCCCAAACGCCAGCTCTGGAGCGCTGGTCAGCGAACAAGCGGGAGTAGCTATTGCCAAACCCAGCCGCCTCCAGGCGACCTGTGCGGGGGTTGTAGAAGGAGTCAGCCCTGGCCTTGGCGATCGCCTCAACCGTTGCCCCCTGCCTCAGCACCGCCGGCAGCTTCCGTACGAAGTCAGGCACGGCCGCCGGGGCCTGCACCGCCAAATCGAGCACGTTGAACATCAACCGATTCCAACCCTGCGTGCCAGGCCGCACACCCATGCGCTGCAGCAATGGAGCAACCGATGAGGCCTGCCGCGTCAGCTTGGCCATCCATCGTTGATCGCTGGAACGCGGGGAGCCGCCCTGCTGGCCACTGACCGTGCCGACGTTCCAGACGCCATTGCCGGGGTCGCGGTGGCCGTAATAGGCCTTGGTGTAGCCACCGTTTGCAGTGCGAGTCCCTTCCGCAATGCCGATTGCAACGAACAATGGATGCGTGTCGTTGCTGATAGCAATAGGAGCCAGCTGCGTTGCGGCCGTCGCGGACAACTGGGGCAGCGGAGGCGTCTGCACGCTCAGTGGCTCGCGCTTTGTCCAGACCTTGTTAAGGATGTCGATGGCCTCCTGGTTGATCGTCTCCGGCTGCGAATCCAGCGTGCCCGCAGCAGCAGGAGGGGTCACCACGTTGCCGATGCTGCGCAGAGCCAGACTCATCGCCGACTGGAAGATGTTCGGCTGAGCGTTGGCCTGGCGCTGCGGCTTGGCCTGATCAGCGTTGCGAACAGATTGTGGCCTGGCCGAGGTGGACTGCTCTGACTGACCGCGCGCCTTGTTGAGCAGCCAATTCAACGCTCTTGCACCTTCCACGCCAAGCAGTCGCTCCGTATTGGTGAGCTGGCCGTAAGTGTTGTCGGGGTTTGGTGAGCCCAGTGGCGAATTGCGCTTTTGGATTGGCTTGATGATGTCCTGAAGTGTCTTCTGGGGATTGGCGTAGACCGGCTTGCCATCAGGCGTCTTGATTTGATTCATCCGGTTCATCAGGTACTTCTCCAACGCCGGCACCGTCATGGCTCGACCAGGGAAAGCTGCCTGGAACCCTTCGCGCACAGCCTTCGGGAACGAGGCGACTTCCACCTTCCCGTTGGTGCCTTGCACGTTCTGCTGGAACTCGACCAACTCCTGCGCCACCCGTCGATCAGGCGTGTCCTTGTAAGCCGAAGCGCCCGCCTTGGCCTCCTTCAGCCTCGTGTTACGAATGGCCTCCAGTTCGTTGCGGAACAGGTCCCGCGCTTGATCAACAGTCACCTGCTCCCCATTTGCCTGCAACGCTGCAATGCGCTCTTCCGTGGCGCGGCTCGCAGCGTTCTGCAGGTCACGAGTGATTGTCTGAGTCGTTTCAGCATCAGTCGTGCCGTTGACCTCAGCGATGTAAGCCCCAGCCGCAATCGTCTCCTGCGATAGGTATTGCCGAGCCCCAGCCACCAGGCGGGTGCTGTCGTCAGATCCAGAAGTGATCTGCCCAGCTAGGCCCAACACCTGGCTGGGCTTCAAGCCAGCCTGCTTGACCTCAGCCCACATGCGGTCGGGATCGAAGCCGCCCTGGGCAATCCGGTAGCGCAGCTCGGCTTCCGTCAACTGCTGCTGCTGCGTGGGACGTGAGCCAATAGAGGTGGCCTGGGTGATGGTCTGCCCCAGGGTCAACATCTGCTCTGCTGTCAGACCGGGGTTCTGCAGCGCCTGCTGGAAGCCCACCTCAGCGTTCGGATCGCCCTGCAGGGCCTGACGGATCGTGTCGCGGTTGTCCTCCAGCACTTGGCGCTGCTGGAACTGCCGGTAGCCCTTCTCCAGCTCGTCCGCCCTGGACTCCAGCAAGTAGCGCAGCGACACACCGCTCTGCAGCTTCTGATCGAAGAAGTCGATGCCAGCTGGCGTTTTGATGCCGGCCGCGGCCAGACCACGCAAGGTCTCAACTGTGGTGATCGCTTCGTCCCACTGGTCGGACGCCGTGAGCCTCACGAGCTCTTCCTGAATGGATTCGCCCCACAGCTGGGCCTGCTCGGCCGGGGTGTACCGCGTGCTGTCATTGACGATGCCTTCCTCCATCGCCCGTTTGACCGCTGCGGCCCAGGCGCCCACGTCGCCCTGGCGCGACACCACGGCCATGCGCTGGCCGCGTAGATCGAGGATGTCTGAGCGCAGACCGCCGCGGTACTGGGCCTTCTCGTTCTCGTCCTGCGCTTTGTAAGTGGCTTTGTAATCCAGGCCCTTGAGCTGGGCCTCGCCCTGCATCACCCCGTCGCTGTACTTGACGAGGTAGCTGGGCTCAACAGCAGCCAGGCCAGAGCGCTCCAGGGCAATACCCTTGGCTTCGGTTTCGGCCTTGACCTTCTCCTCTGGAGTGGCCGTAGGGGATTGAAGAATGGCAGAACGCTTGGTGCGCTCTGCCTGGTAGATCTCCAGGTACATCCGGGAAGATGCACCTGCAGCTTTGTCTTGCAGGATGTCCCTCGCCTGAGGGCTCAGAGCACGGACCATAGACCGCTGCTCTGGGTCGGAGGAGCGGATCAGCTGAACCGGATCCTGAGTGGCCAGGAGCTCTCCGACCTGCGTGTTGGCCTGCTTCAGCAGTGCGTCATTCACCAGGGGCTTGGCGACCTTGGTGATGCCGCTGATGAAGTTGGTGACTTCAGCTGTGCGAGCTTCAGCGTTTCTTAAGAGTTGGCTTGGGTTTCTGAAATCGAGCAGCCGCCCATCAGCACTGCGCGTGATGCGTGAATCCCCAATGATGCTAGGCGCATTGGGGATTGATACACGCTGCAGCGCATTAACAGTGCTTGTTGATGGACGGCTGTACATCTATCAGCGTCCCTTCTTGCCGCCGCCTTTTCCGCCCTTACAAGATCCTTTCTTCATGGCTTTAATGGATGTAGCTGATAAAAGAGTAGCCCTGTGGGACGCGCTTCGGAAGACCTCTTGGCCGCACTGCACGGCCTTGTTGGCGCACGAATCAAAGACATGCTCAATGCAGAAGACCCACGCGAAGTGCGTGAAGGAATCAACCTTGCATTGAAGTTCCTCAAAGACAACAACATCACCGCAACGCTTGATGCTGCAACGCCTCTTGAGGACATCCGCGCCGCCCTGCCCAGCGCCGCTGAGCTGGAGCGCCTCATGACCATGACGCCAGACTGATGCTCACGATCGACTGCCTTGAACCTGAACTGATCCAGGTCTGCCTGACAGAAGACGGGTTCACCAACTGCTGCTACGTCACCAGCCACCACCTGGCGACCGAGAAGGAAGAGCAGCTCCGCAACGCCAACCTTCGTGACGCGCTGGAGGCGCTTCAGTAATGGCCGTCCGTTCCAAGACCGGCACCGGGGCCGTACCCCGCAAGGAGCCGGTGCATCACAAGACAACGCAAGGCAGTGGCCGCGGCAGCAAACCGAAGCCCGGCCGCAAGGCATACCGCGGACAGGGCCGCTAACTCACCTTCCAGGGCATGGTGCCGTACTTCTGCGCCAGCCCTGTGTAGAGCCCGCTCATCGGGTGGCAAGCATGGTGCCGCCCATCCAGGCGGTAGAGCTTGTCTAGCCACTCCAGCCGGCGCTCATCTTCACGGCGCCACTTCGGGTCGTAGGCCATCTCCAAGCCAACTTCAAATCTCTGCCAAATTAGGAGTTGCGTAGAGCTGCTGGCTAGTGAGCCAACAGTGTTAAAGTGAGCCTGAGGGCCATGAACTCTCACTGACAGAACACAGGGGGAGTCAGTGAGATGACTCCCCTTTTTGCTGGCATCAGTGAATCTGACTAAGATGGTCGAGTCGATCCGCTTCGGCGTGATCTCGCTGGATCTGATCAATCCGGCAGCAACGGCTCCAGGTTGCCTGTAGCTGTCGCGGTAGCAGGCCCTCGGGAAACCGGGGGCTTTGTGCTTTTAGTTGATCGGACTACTGGGCTTCAAGTTCGGTGGCGATAGCGTTGAGTTTTTCGACTCCACGTTCGAGGCCATGCTCGTGACTGCTGGCCCAAAAGCAGTAATCAGAAGATTCTGGCAATTCTTGTAAGCACCCTGCAGCAGCACGCAGGGCGGCGGCGGCAATCGTATGAGAAGCCGAGGGGACCATATCCCCCCAATCCCAGTAAACCTCGGAGGCAGCATTAAGAACCGCTTGAGCAGCGGGTGAAAGTTCAGTCATGTTGAGAAGTGGGATGGACTAACGTCTTTGCCCGAGGCGAAAGCTAACGATGAAGCCGTAAATACAGCCAAACGAAAAGCCGATCAGGAATAAAGTCATTAGTGAGGGCATTTATGCCAGCCAGGAAAGATCACGTTGAAGAACCGGCCTAACCATCCAATGTTTTCTCCGCAACGGGGACAGCAATGAGATGGGTAAGGCATAGTAGTGATGTTGACTAATCAGGAAGGGATTCAAGAGCGCGGCGGATGGTGTCGGTGTTAGTGCCAAGCCCGTGCACTTTCAGATCAGAGTGCAACGAATCCAGTTGCTCCAGCGCCTGCTCCTTCAAGCTCGGCGGCTTTGGGCGGCGACCTTCTTGCAGTGCAGCGGCCCACTTAGGGTTTTGGTTGCTGATCAACCATCCCACGCACGCCTCCAGCTCCTGATCAGCGCCCCAGCGGGCGGCTTGAGTGGCGATAAGTGTGATTGCAGCAGTAGCGTATTCAACTGGGCAAGGGTCGCCTCGCAGTTGTGCGTGCCAATCCTCTACCAACTCAGGCGGCGGGGTGATCGGGTGTTCTTGAGTCATTGTTGAACCTCGTAGTGTGTAGAACTAAATCCAGCTGTGAGCGCCGCCAGCGTCCGCCATGCGTGCCTGCTCCAGGGACATGCCCATGGCAGCGCGATCGGCCGTCATGAGCACACGGCCGCGGAAGTCAGCCACCTCAGCTTCTAGGAGCTCCTGGAGGCGTGCCTGTTGCTGCGTGCGTTGGTCTTGTGCAGCCTGCTGCTGGAACCACTGGATGCACATCGCCCAGGCATCCAAGCGGTCATCGTGCAACAAGCTGCCGCGATCATGCGTCAGCCGGGTGAGCTGGTAGAAGACGCTGTAGCTGGCCGAGCGGTCATCGGCCGCGGCCTTCAGCATCTCGCCATCGGCCTCAACCACACGTCGATCAACCACCATCCGGTGGGTCTGCAGCACCGGAGCCAGGGTGTCGATGATCCGCAGCTCCTTCCGCTGGTTCGACCGGATCGGTTCCACCCGGCACTGCGCTCCAACCTTCACGAGGAAGGGTTTTAGCAACTGGGAGTAGACCTCCAGGCCACCAAAGTTCGTCTCCACCAGGATCTCGTTGACGTGGTGCTTCTTGGCCAACGTGGCCAGCTTCATCCACAAGCTCTCGCCAACGCCCCCCAGAGCGCCACCTGACTCCATCAGGTAGTAGTTGCCACCCCATGCCTTGACCACCGCCCAGGCGAACTCGTCAGCCCCTCCCCCGGACGGGTCCAGGGCCATGACCGTGGGCACCTCCTCCACTGCAATGGTGCCGTCCACCTGAGCCGGCCGGTAGAACCTCGGGTCATGCGCCATGCCAACGCACGGCAGATCATCCAGCGCTAGGTATTTCGACTTGTCGTAGGTCACAACCTCCGGCAAGTGCTGATCCAGCATCATCACCATCAGGTCACCGCAACGCAACGGATACCGCTCAATGTCAGAAAGCGTTGCATCCAACAGAAACTGCAGCTTCCATTGCATGGGGGACATGGACAATTCCCGCTGCAGCAGCTCCTCATCACTGAAGCGCGTGTCCGTGGGGCGGCCATTGGCCTGGCCAACCCGCTGGCTGATCAACGGCGCCAGCGTCCCCATGTAGGGGGTGACATCACTTGGCACCCTGGCCGGCCACATCCGCATGTCATACGACAGCTCACGCTTCAACGCGAAGTAAATGCTGTCAGTGCTGCTGTGTGGCGTCCCCAGGTACACGATCTCCGGGCCCTCGCCCGGCTTCAGGATCGCTTCCAACTCGTTCAAGCTGTTCCGCAACTTCTCCCGTTGCACCTGTGTCAAGCACGTCTGTGGCGTCTCGCAGTCATCCACCAGGATCGTGCTAGCCCGGCTACCCGTGATCTGCCCCGTGATTCCCGCAGCGCGGACACTCGGGCTCTGTTCGATGTGACGACAGGTGCCAACGTCAAAGTTGATACGGCTGTACCTGCCGTCATGGCTGTCCGGCTGCATGTGACGCAACCACGGCACCCTCCCGATCGTCTGCAACATCCAGGCCGTCATCGCCTCCGACCTGGACATCGACGCACTGATGATCAAGCACTTCTCATCAGGATCGTGATACAACTTCCACAACAAGTACATCGCACTGAGCGTTGACTTGCCGCACCCACGAAACGCTGCAATCACCCTGCGCTTCGGCCCAACTTCTAAGTAGTCGCAAATCTGAAGTTGGACTGGCGTTGGCGCTTCCGCCATGTTCAACTCACGCATCAACAACGTGATGAACTGACCCAATGGGATTGCTGTTGTCACCTCTTCTTGCGCCTCCTCTTCTTCTTGCCCTGTTGAACGGTGTCAACAGTCTGCTGCAACCGCTCCTCCCTGATCTTCTCCAGCAGCTCCTGATACCCAGGACTCTCCGGGATCCCAGCCCTAGCCAGCAGCTCAGTCCAGTTCAACTCGTCTGAACTCCTTGCAGTCGCTCCCAGAGCACAGCCTCACCTCCGTCACTCCGCCAACCCCACCCCTGCTCTCAAGCTCTTCCAGCAGCTTTGTCGCCTGCCGGTGCCGCTCCGTCGCTGCTTCCAGCTGCTCAGTGCTGTCTCCTGCGCCAGGACCTCGCTTCCACTCTGCCACCGTCAACGCACCAAGGCCATACACGCCAACACCCAAAAGCGCCCCAAAGCCAGCCATGAGGCCCACCTCAGCACAACGCTGCGTCAGCGTCTTCTTATCAGTGCTCATTGCTTGTTGCTCCGCAATGTTCAACCTACAGCGATACTTCTGGCTCAACGCCGCGGCCGGCTCCAGCTGTTCTCGATCTCCTGCCTCTCCTCCCCAAGACGCTGCTCATACTCCCTCTGCCTCGCTTCCCTCTCCCTCATCCACCTCGGCTCACTCCACTTCCCACCACCCCTCTCTTCCCTCACCCTCTCCTCTCCAACCTCACTTCCCCTCTCCTCCCAATACGTCACCACTCCCTCCTGCTTCCTCGCCCTCTCTGCCCTCCTCATCACCAGCCCATACACCCACCTCACCTTCACTGTCCACGCATCATCTGGATACGCCCTCATCTTCTTGATAAACGCCTTGCACTGCCCCTCACTCCACCCCGCAACCTTCTCCTCCCACTCCCACCTGAAATCCCCACTCACATGCAACCTCCCCATACCTCAACCCAACAACGCTGCCTCATCCTACCCCTTGACACCACTCAATGCTTGACACCCGCTTGACACTGCAATTACGCTGCTTAAAGCGCCCCCTCTACGAAAAGCCCCGGTTGGTCACGTCGCTCAACCCCGACTCACCAGCCGGGGCTTCCCCTTTGCTACCCCCCCCCACTCCCCCGATCCCTTCACGCCCCATCCACGCTCCTAATTCCCAAGCGGCTGTACGCCCCAACACACCAACGCACGTCCCCCCATGGGGGTGGGTGCTCCAGAACGCAACCGGGTGTGCACCCAGCCCAGTGAGAGCAAGGCATGCAGCGGACTAGCAATCCGCCAGAGGTGCAATGCAGCTAGTAGCTACTAGTCGCTCCCTGCAACTTCTCCGTTGATCCATCTGCACACGGCCGCCCACCGGCCCAACGTTGGAAGGGGCGAGGGGAGCGGCATAGGGAGATGCGAGGGAGCGGAGATTAGAGAGAGCGGGAGAGAGCGGTGAGCGACCGTAGGGAGCGAGCGAGGCGATCGCAAAGAGCGATCGGCGAGAGGGAGCGAAGCGAACGAAAGCCCGAGTGTTTAAGTAACAACGAAAGGTTGTTGTTGTTCAAGGGATTAAACAACCAACAAGGGAGCAGAGATGAAGCAGCTTGGAAGTTGCTTAAGAGATACGATTAAGCAGTGTGGGAATAACTGGGTGAGGGTATGAGTAAGCAACAAGAATTGAGCTGGGTGAGAGCTGAGGTGGAGGTGAGGGAGGGAAGGGACGGAGAGAGGGGGTGGGATTGTTGGGCGGACTGCGGTTGAGGGTGTGCACCGCTGGTGGGGATGGCCGGACGTTGCGGTGAGCTGATGCCCTCGCCTAAGGGCAAGGGCATCCGAGGCGCTCACCTCCACTGGCCACCGCTGGCGATGGCTGGGTGGAGAGGCTGGGTGGAGGCGAGGCCCTGGTGGAGAGAGAGGGAGGGTGAGCGTTGAAAGGCCGGAGGCCGTGCTGAGCCCAGCTGGGCCCTGCTGCAGGGAGCAACGTTGAAGCTGCAGGGACGTTGCTTAGTGGCAAGGGTTGACAGCTGTCCGCTGTGGATGCAATGTGGAGTGATCAGGCGATGAGGCCTGATGCGCACCTTGTATCTGTTGAACGATGACAACCATGACGACTGCTGCCGGCACCACTGCTTACCGTCAGACCGTGCAGGCTTTCTGCCGCTGCTTGGTGATGGACACGCGCAGCCATGACGGCTCGCGCTTCTGGCGCATGGATCAGGCTTGCAGCGACTGGCGAGAGGAGTTTCAAGCGATCGCCCGCGAGCTGCACGATGGCGAGCTGCCGAACGACTGGCGCTGGGCTGAGATCGAGCGCATCTCCCGCGAGCTCCTGGAGCTGCTGCAGGAAGCTGAGCTAGGTGGCGATGAGAACGCTTTGCCTACAGAGCTGGCCGATGAGATCAGCTGCGAGCCCGATCCGTACCGCAGCGAGCTGCTGAGCTGGCTCGACATTGGCGACCGCTGGGAGGCCCGCGAGCCCAGCGAGATTGAACCGACCGCCAACGTGTACAGCCTGGTGCAGCAGCTGCAGACCCAGGAGCGCGACTGGATGGCTCGCGAGCTGGCTTGGCAGCTGGAAAGGCTGACAGACGTCAGCAGCGGCTCCTGATGCCCTGTTGTTGCCACTAGGCAACCACTGACACCCAGACGCTCCCTCAGAGGCCCTCTTGGCCTCTCTGGGCGCCTCTCCTGGCTCCCTGAACGCACACCTTGCAATCCCAAACCATGGCAACCACTGATCTGATCAACGCCAGCGCCGAACAGCTGCAGGCTCTGGTTATCGCCCAGACCGAACCCAGCTGCACTGCAGTCCTGCCCTACTGGCCAGTGTGGGCCGCTGCGCAGTTCGCCTCCACCGATGAGGCCAAGCAACTCCTGCAGTTCGTGCACGTCTGGAGTGATGGTGACGTGCTGCAGATCGAATCAACAGACGGCCACCGCGCCTTTCGCTACCGGCTGCCCTGCTTCACGCCTGACGGCATGCCGACGCTCTGGCGCGTCCCGGAGCAAGGCCTTCTCCTGCATGCAAAGCCTCTGAAGAAAGCTGTGTCCTACGGCAAGCTGCTGACCGTCACCGATGAGATGCGCGCAGTGTTTCACGGTGGCCGCAAGGAAGCTCTGGGCGAGCTTTCATCGGTCAACCTTGCCGGCCACTTCTCAGTTCACACTGCAGCCGACTGCGGCAAGGTCGGCACCTATCCGAACCTGAATCAGCTCTGGCCAGAGCGTTACAGCAACGAACCCGGCAAGGCCTGGGGATTCAACGCTCGCTATCTCAAAGAGTGGTGCGCAGTGGTTGAGAAGCTGTCGCACAACGGTGTGACGCGGATGCAGGGCAATGCAGCCTCCAATCCTTTTGTGATGGCCTGCAGCTATGAGCCGCGCATCGGTCAGCACTGCAGCGAGCCAGAACTTGAGCTCCTGCTGATGCCGGTTCTCATCCGCGGCCTGCACATCTGAGGCCATGCCCTGCAGGGCCCTGCGGGGCCCTTTTGATCAACAGTCAACACTGCACTTTTGCCATGAAAGCTCAACGCTCTGCCAATCCTGAAGCCTGGGGCCCGATGACAGCGGATCAGCTGATCAGGGCCCTGGGCCGCGGCCATGAAGCCGCTTGTGATGAGGCCAGCCGCTGGGGGTATCACCCGACTGATGCTTACCTTGTGGCGTTCAAGCTGTTGAAGCAGCGCTGCGAGAAAGGGCAGGAGCTGAGGGTTGATCGGCTGCCCTTTCATGCACAACGAGCAGCTGTCCGCGTGCAGCTTCACTGCGCAGTCTGACGCTCCTGCTGAGGCCTACGGGCCTCTCCAGGGGCCTCACTTGCCCCGTCCTATTGCAATTGTCTGATGATTGTTTTGGCATTCAGGCCAGAGGAGTTTAGCGCTCTAACTCTGGCGCTTCAGGTCTACTCTCAGCACTGCAGAGAAAGCAGCGACTCGCTGAAAGTAGGCTACCTGTCAGAGCTCTACAGGGAGCGGAGAGAGATTGCGGAGCGGATGCTGGATGCCGTTATCACTGCTCGCGCTCGTTGATCTACCCCCCCCCAATTCTTGTCACTTAACGTTGCTTTTTGCTGGTAATGCATCTTCTGCATAATCGTTTTGTCGCTTTCGGAATTGCTTTAGGATTGCTTTGCGGCGGGCTTGCCATCAACGCAGGCTGCCCGCAGTTCTTCACCGCCCAACACTTCGCGTTGCTCCGTGAATCTTTCAATCCCGACTGACGCTTATCTCAGCATCAAGCGCGGCAATCGCTTGTGGCGCAGCCCCTGGGCGATGTGGCGCAGTATGCGTCCTCATTATTCTCTGCAGGTAGGATTATCCCTATTTGCTGCAGATTTGCACCTTATAGTTGACTTCACTCAACTATCGCGGCGGGGCGGCAGTTGACCGCCTAAGCTTGCATTGTGAGAGCACCTTGCAATGCGAAACATCAGAGACCTCTTGGCTGCCCTGCGGCTGGCCAGGGGCATGCACCCTCAGCTGAGGGTCTCGCAGCTGGAATTGCTCCTCTTGGTCTATTCCAGGCCTGGCATGACGCAAACAGAGATCGCAGACGAGACAGACTTGACTCTTTCTGCCATCTCCCGCGCTGTTGACGTTCTCGGCACAAGTGGGCGCCGAGACAATAGATCAAGCGCCAAGCTTGATTGGATTGAAACTCGCAGGAACCCTGATGACGACAGAGTTCTTCAGGTGTTCATCACACCAAAAGGACGCAACTTTGTACAAACATTGGAGCACTTGACCTATGGCAGTTCGATTCCGCAGTGACCGCAATCGCTGGTTTGCTGGTGTCACCACGCCAGACGGCCGCAAGAGCCGGTACTTCGCCACCAGGGAGGAGGCTGAGGCCTGGGAGGCCGCGGCCAAGGCTGGCGTGGTGGAGGAGCGACAGCGGTTGGAGTGGCGCCGCAGCGCCGAGGGAGGCCAGACGCTGGGCCACCTTGTAGACATTTGTGAAGGTTTGGATTGGGCCGGCAAGGACCCCAGTCAGTGGGAGAACGCCTGCCGATTGGCCCGGCTGCTGGGGCCAGACGCCCATCCATCGCAGCTAACGATGCGAGCCCTTGATGACCTGGTGGTGGAGCTGAGAGGCCGCGGCCTGAGCAACACCACGATCAGGAAGTATCTCAACGCGGCCAGCGTGATGCTCAAGCGGGCTTGCCGGCTGGGCTGGATCGAGGCCATGCCGCTGATGCCTGAGAAGCGGACGCTGCAGCTCCCGGAGCCCCGCGACCTGGTGCTGCGTGAGGACTGGTTTGCGGCGATGCTCGATCGACTGGAGCAACGAGAGCAGCGATTGTCGCTGGCTCTGACGCTGTTCCTGCGGCAGATGGGCTGCCGGGTTGGAGAGGCCCTAGACCTGACCTGGGACCGTGTGGACCTGGGTTCTCGGCGAATCCAGTTCGTAAAGACCAAGGGCAACATGCCCCGGACGTTGCCATTGAATGAGGAGATGGTCCGCATCCTCAAGGCCATGAAACAACGCGGCGCTAAGGATGTGTTTCCAACTTGCTATGGCACCTACCTTCTGCACTACAGTGACGCCAAGCATGCAGCTTGCGATGCTCTACAACTTGGTGATACAACGCGCCGCGAATGGGTCATCCACACGCTGCGCCACACTTGCATCACGGAGCTGGCCCGCAAGGGCTGGCAGGCTCCGGCCATCCAGCAATGGGCTGGCCACAAGAGCCTGGCGGTCACCCAGCGCTACATCCATGCAGCCGGTATCAACCTGGAGGCCCTGGTGGAATGTTGAACGGTGTCTAGCACCTGAGACTTGGGTGCACTGAAAGCACCCAAAAATGCACCCAAGCGGCTGAAAACCCTCTGGGGGTCTAGCAATCTGGTGAATGCAGCGGACTCATAATCCGTAGCAAGATTGCGTGGTGTCAAGGACCCAGGCCACCAGGGGGATCCCCACTGAGATCCCTGAGAATGACCAATCAACAGTCAAACGCTGTCAAGCACCCGCCTGAAGGCTCCTCGGAGGAGCAAACGCAGCTTGAAATCTGGCAACGAGAGACCGGCCGAGAGCGAGCCTTAAGTAGAAACTGGGAGAAAGGTGCGACCGGCACGTTGTCGCAAAGGCTGGCAACTTTCTACGTTGATCAAGTCATCAAGCAGTGGGAAAAGGCTCGCCACATTCCCGGCCCAGGAGCGCACATTTGGGCGTTGATGCCCGGCCGCAAGGCCGTGGAGCACGTTGCCCTGGAGTCGCTCTGCTACGTGCTCGGCAGCAACGACAGCACCCGTCCCTTCAACCAGCTGGCCACCAGCCTCGGCCAGCGAGCTGAGTACGTCCTCTTCCTGCAACATCCGCGCTGGCGGCGCAGCTACCACCTGGAAGGGCTTCGCCTGGCCAACAATTGTGATCTGGGCATGCGTTGGGTTGCTCAACGCTTGCGCAAGCACGGCGGCGAGGAGTACAGGCCGCTCAGCCATGCCGAACGCACCGCCCTGGGCGGCCTGTTCCTGGAGATCCTGGCGCTGAGCACCAAGATGATCAGCATCGAGACCAAGGTGCTGGCCCGCAACCGGAAGGCCCGCATGGTCAGCTTCACCAGTCTCTACTGGTCCTTTCTGGCCCGGTGGAAGGAGGCCGCGGCCGTGTTCCGGCCCATCCACATGCCGATGGTGACGGCACCGCTGCCCTGGACCCGGTTTGATGACGGCGGCTACCTGACGATCCGCACCGGCCTCTCAACGGTGGATTGGGAGCGCTGGCCGCAGTTGATCCGCCGGGCTAAGACCTGCGTGGTGGACAGCGTGAACCACCTGCAGGAGCAGGCCTTTCAGATCGACCACGCCCAGCAGTCCCTGGTTGAGGCCGTCTGGAACCTGGGCCATCAGATCGGCAGCCTACCCAGTCAGCGTCGGGCCGAGCCGCCCAGCGAGGAGAAGGGCAACCCTGACTACTGGCCGCAGCTGTTTGCCTACAAGGCCTCCAAGCGGCGAGACGTTGATCGCACCCGCATGGTGCACGCCACCATCAGCCTGCAGCGCCTGGAGCTGGCGGAGCAGCTGCACTGGGTCCACTTCATGGATCACCGCGGCCGGGTGTATCCCCGCGGCAGCCAGCTCAACGTACAGGGCCCGGACCACATTCGCTCATTGATCAGCTTCAAGGAGCAGTCGCCGATCAAAGGCCATGAAGCCCAGTTCGCGTGGAGCCTGGGCGAGGCCCTGGGCACGGCCCCGGATCCGCATGAGCGGGTGAAGTACCTGGAAACCATGAGCACCGTGGTGGCCAAGGTCGGAGCGGAGCCGCTCGACAACAAGGGGTATTGGATCGAGGCCAAGTCACCGTGGCGCCTGGTTCAGCTCTGCAGGGACTGGCATGGCTACCTGCAGGACCCTGGCTACACCAGCGGCACGATCCACTGGCGTGATCAGACCTGCAGCGGCTGGGGCCACGTTGCTTGCCTGACTGGGGACGGCCAGCTGGCCCGGTTTACCAACGTGGTGGGCAGCCAGCCAGCCGACCTGTACACCGGCCTGGGCCGGGTGGTGGAGGCCCGGATCAAGTGGCTCAACGAGAACCTGACGGCTGACGACAAGCGGGAGAGCGAGCTGCGTTGCCTCGCCTGGTGGAGGAAGCACAAGATCCCGCGGTCCTTGTGGAAGAAGGCCCTGATGCCTGTGATCTACGGCAGGACGTACATGAGCCTGAGCGATGGCATCAAGGAGTACCTGCGTGATGAGGTGAAGGACTTTCTGGTTGAGGACAACCTGAGGGTGGTTGAGTTGGCAAACGTGTTGGCAAGCGCCATTAACGATGTTGTCAATGAGGCGGTGCCTCATGCGAAGGACCTGGCCAAGTGGCTGGGGCACCTTGCTGCGATGCAGATCGAGGCGGGCAGCAGGCCCTACTGGTTCACCCCGAATGGTCTGGCGGTGGAGTCCTGGTGCAGCGAAACCGAGAAGCGCAGCGTGAAGCTTGACCTGGCCAAGACCACGATCAGCGTCTGCGTGAGGGATGCGACAGGCCAGAAGCCAGACAAGGCCAGGTCAAGCAAGAAGCTTGTGCCTGACTTCATTCACAGCATGGATGCAGCGTTCTTGCAGCGCTTCGTTGCGCACTGGAAGGCGTTTGATCATCCGATTGCGACGGTGCACGACTGCTTTGGGACCACGCTGCAGCATGTCGGGACGATGCGACGTGAGCTGAACGATCAGTGGCACCGTTTCTATTCGGTGGACTGGCTGACTCGGCACCAGGGCGTTGTTGAAACGGTGCTGGGCCGGGAGGTTCCTGCGCCGCCACTTGTTGGGACGCTGGACAGGGGCTCGATCGGCGAAAACCCCTTCCTCTTTACTTGACACCATTCAACAAAGCTCTATCATTAAACAGCTGGCATTGAGGCTGTGCTGTCAGCCGCATGTAAGCCCAGCACCACCACGTACCTCACGGAGAAACCGTGCCCCGTTTCGTTACACCCATCGGCCGCATTGCTTTCGGCGCTCTGACCACTCCTCGCGTCAACGACAACAACGGCAAGACCGAGTGGCACCTCGGCCTGGTCCTCAAGGAGGAGGAGTGCGAAGAGATCTTCGCCAACATCGAGACCGCTCTGACTGAGGCCCGACAGCGCGACCTGCGCTTCCCCAAGGACAACAGCAAGCTCAACATGCCCTTCCAGCCGTCCATGACCAAGGACGAGCAGACCGGCGAGAAGGTTCCGGTTGATGGGGAGCTGCTCTTCAAGATGAAGCGCAACGCCAGCCGCACCCTCCGCACTGGCGAGATCGAGCGCAACGATCCCCCCAAGATCTACGACTCCACTGGCCGGCTGGTGAACCCTGGCTCCATCGGCCGCATCGGTGGCGGCACCACTGGCAAGGCCGTCTACGACCTCTACGTGTACAACATGACTGCCGCCAAGGGCGTGCAGATGCAGCTCATCGGCTTCCAGATCAACGAGCTGAAGCAGCCTGAGGAAGTGCAGCTGGCCCCGATCGAGGGCGGCTGGGTTGCCGAGGAGAGCGAAGCTGACGAGATTGCTGGCCTGCTGGCTGGCGATGCTTGATCGGTACAACCGGCGCCTGCGGAGCCGCAAGGACCGGGAACACCGATCACAACTGGAGACTCAGGTGGAAGAGTCCCTGCTTGCTCAGGGGCTCACCCCTCTCTACGAGACCGAAAAGTTCCCTTACGTTCTCCACCGCAAGTACACCCCTGACTTCAAGGTGGGTGATGTGTACGTCGAGGTGAAGGGCTGGTGGCCACCTGCAGAACGCACAAAGTTCCTTGCAGTGATAGTCAACAACCCAGGCCTCAAGATCTTTGTTGCTCTGCAACGTCCCAACATGACGTTGAACAAGAACAGCAAGACCACATACGCGCAATGGTGTGACAAGCATGGCATTGCTTGGTGCCCTATCCCCATCCCACCTGAGTTCATGGCGCAATGGCTCAACGGAACACGACTCACATACCGTGCCCCGGCCCGGAATGCGAAAGCAGCGACGGAGCAACCGAATACCCAGACGGGTCTGTTTACTGCTTCGTCTGCCAACAGCGGTACACCTCAGACGGGAGGCCCTGGATGAACAAGAAGGCCAGCGCTCTGCTCGGCCTCATGCCGAAGACAGACAAGCCTGCTGCCAAGCAGTCCCTGCTCCCCTGCAGCGACTACCCCGGCATCCCATCGCGCAAGATCAGCGCCAGAGCTTGCAAGCTCTACGACTACGCCACCGGCAAATACCGCGGCGAGTCTGCCCAGGTCGCCAACTACCGAGACGAGAACGGACTGACTGTTGCTCAGCACATCCGCTACGGCAGCAAACAGTTTGCCTGGATCGGCAGGGCCAAGGGCATCAAGGTGCAGCTGTTTGGCCAGCACCTTGGTACTGATGGCACCCTCATTCTCACGGAGGGGGAGATTGATGCGTTGTCGGTTTACGACTGCCTGTATCAGCACCGCCACAAGACCAAGTTCGTCGTTGCTTCAATCCCTGATGGAGCCCAGAGCGCCAAGAAAGCAGCCACTGAACAACTGGCTTGGATCCTTGGTTTCAAGCGGGTGGTTTTGTTCATGGACAATGACGAACCCGGTCGGAAGGCTGCTGCTGATCTGGCTGCACTTATCGGCCCTTCTGCTGCTATCGCTGGAGCCCTTGCCTACAAGGACGCCAACGAAGCGTGGATGGCCGATGACCACAACGCCATCCTGGAGGCCATCAACAACGCGCGTCGCCACCGGCCAGACGCAATCGTTCATGCCCCGGAGCTCCTGGAGAAGGTGCTCAAACCAGAGCACCGCTTTGGCCTGCCCTACCCCTGGGCAGGCTGGAACCGGATGACCGAGGGCATGAAGCCAGGCCAGCTGATCATGGTCAGCGGTGGCACGGGGATCGGCAAGTCGCTGTTCACCCGCAGCATCGCGTTGAACCTGTGCAAAGCAGGGATCAACACGGCCTACATCGGCCTGGAGGAGAGCTGCGAAACCAGCCTGGAGCGCATGCTCTCTGAAGAGCTGGGACTCAACCCGGCCTTTCACCTGGACGACGAGGAGGCCAGGGCCAGACGAGATCCTTCACAGATCAAGGAAGCTCTTGATTCCTTCGGCAAACACCTCTTCCTTCTGGACAAGTTTGGCAGTGATGACTTTGACCAATTTGTTGCCACCGTTAAACATTACGTCCTCGGGGAGGAATGCAAAGTTGTTGTTCTTGACCACTTCTCGCTTCTTGCAGATGGCATTGCCCTTGCTACTGATCAGCGGCGCGCTATTGATCGCTGCATCAAAGACCTCAAGACGCTCTGCGTGGAGCTCAACTTCACCATGGTGGTCGTCTGCCACCTTTCGCGCTCTGGCATTGGGCCGGCGCACGAAGAAGGGGGTGAGCCCACGCTTGCCGAACTACGAGGATCTCATTCCCTAGCTCAAATCCCTGACTTTGTTGTGATGCTGCAACGTAACCCGCGTAGCAACGACACCATTGAGGCCAACACCACCTACTGCTGGCTGAAGAAGAACCGAGTCAAGGGAGAGTTGGGCTTGATGTCAAAGCTGCACTACCTACCCAGCTGTCGCTTCCATGAAATCTGAAAAGTTTGCCTTCAACCCAGAGCATAAGAGCACTCGCTCTGAGCCTGGCATCACCTACTCCGACAACCCCCGTGATCCCCTATGGAAGATCCAAGTGCAATTCCAAGCAGCTCGCCCAATGACGGAGCTGATCAAGGCTCCAAACAAGACTGCGGCGAAGCGCTTTGCCGAAGCGAAGTACCCGGACCCAGTGAAGGTGACTGTCATTGGACGAGCAGACCAGGCTGCGACCTCGCGCCGGAGAAGTTCTACCGGGTCAAAGGCAGCTGCCTGAACACGCTGTATCGCACTGCAGTAACCAATTTCAATCGCACAGCTGATCGCTATGAGAAAGAGTCAATCCTCTTCACCTATTCCGAAGCCTTCTGGAACGGATACGGATGCGCCATCGCATCCGTCCGTGATCTCGCCAGAGACTTTCCCCTTAGCTCAGAGGTGCAATGATGCTTATTGGTTGCTTGATTCTCGCTACACCGTTGGCGATAGCCATCGCATGGCGGCTGCCCTTCACGTCATCGCTGATGAAGTGGCTCTCTGGTCGGATCAGGCGAAAGAAAAAGGCACCGACATTGTTGCTTTGGCCATTCGAGGGGTCGCCGAGCGGCTCCGCGACGCGGCCAATGGTAAGAGGTAGGGGCCGTCTGGTGGTGCAGCACATCTGCAGAGGACATGGCAGCGACCTTTACGTCGCTGGCTACCAGGGCGCGTCTGCTGCGTTCTATGACATCCAGAGCTTGTGCGACTGGCTGATCAACAGGGGAGTCCCCGAGGGAGATCCCGTGTGGCAATACATCGACAAGCTCTATCAGGGCTGACAAGTCCGATCAACTAACGCAAACCGAAATGGCAATCAACATGAAGGGGCCCCCGTGCCCTGAGTGCAACGCGCTGATCACACAAGTGGTGACAACCGCTAGAGACAAGGCTCAAGCAAACATCGTGCGCCGCCGACATTGCGAGTTCTGCGGGCATCGGTTCTATACCGTGCAGCCCAGCGAGCAGATCATTGACAGGGTGGCTTGGCGCGGGCGCGTACCTGTTGTGGAGGCAGCATGAAGATCTTGCTTGATGCTGACATGCTGCTGTTCGCGGCAACCTCGGCCACAGAGGTAGAGGTGCAGCTGGATGAAGACGTGTGGACCCGGCACAGCGAGCTGCCTGCCGCACGAGAGCACTACTGGAACCAGCTGGCCACCTGGGTTGAGTTCTACGGCTGCCGAATGGCAGACGTTGTGCACTGCTTCACGGACGCCAGTGCTTTTAGGCGCGACATCTTCCCGGAGTACAAGCACAACAGGAAGGGCAAGCCAAAGCCGATTGGCTACAAGCCGTTGCGCTCAGAGCTGCTGACCGAAGACCTGGCGTTCATGTACTCCAGGATTGAAGCCGATGATCTGATCGGGATCCTGGCCACGCAGATGCTGCAGGATGGAGAGGAGTACGTGATCGCAAGCGGTGACAAGGACCTGCTGCAGATCCCTGGGCGCCACATCTGGACCGCAACAACCAAAGACCCTGAGCCCGAGGAGGGACTGACGATTGACTATGCAGCAGATTCAGTCATCAAGACAGCAACGGTTGATTACTCCGAGAGATTCACTTATCGGCAATACCTACAGGGCGACTCGACCGATGGCATCCCCGGCTGTCCTGGCATTGGGGAGGTCGGAGCCAAGAGGATCGTCGAAAAGCTTGACCTCGGACGACCTGTGGATTGCTGGGAAGCGATTGTTCGGACGTATGAGGAGGCACAGAGGAAGAAGAAACTTGATCTATACAACGCATCCACGTTCGCAACGCAGCAGGCAAGGCTAGTAAGGATCTTGCGGCGTGATGAGTATTGCTTCGACACCCACCAAGTTCAACTATGGAATCCCCCGACACACTGAAGCGAGTGATCGCACATCAGCTTACTGATGAAGTGCTGGATGCACTTGATCAGTTGTTTCCCGAGCGTACCCCTGAATTGACTGACTCATTAGACCAGATTCGGTACGCTGCAGGGCAGAGATCAGTTATCCGTTTCCTCAGGGGGCTCGTCAATGGGTAAGAAGAACAAAAAGAAGAAGCTCAGCCAGGCCGTCAGGAATGTCGGCGCTGTTCTCAGCAACAAGGAAGCAAAGAAGGTTGCAAAAGCAACCGGCAAGTCTGTTGCTCAAGTCGTTGCCAAGGCGACCAGCAAGGGCGTCGGCATCGGCTCCAACCTCGGCAACAGAGTCAGCAAGGCCGTTGCCAACCCTTACGGATCACTTGGCCAGAAGATCGGCACCTTCCAAGCCAAGCCTCAGGTCACCCAGGCCTTGGCCCCACTGGCCGGCCTGAGCCTCAACAAGGGCACGGCCTACTACGGCTCTAGCACCACCACGACGCCAGCCAGCAGCAGTCGCACCCCAAATGGCGGAGTGACTCAGCGAGCAGCCACCACCACCTACAACCCAATTGTCCTGCCCCGAGGCACTGCAACAGCGGGCGGCAGCGGTGGCGGTGGTGGCGGCGGTGGTGGTGGCAGCAACAGCTCCGGTGACGGCAGCGCCAACGACGGCACTTTTGACGCCATCAAGGATCTGTACCAGCAGCAGATCGACGAGGCCCGCGCTGCTCAGGAGGCCTACGCCAATCAGGTTGCAGAGCAGATCAACGCGATGCAGTTGGACTTCGGCGATCAGCTCGCTGCAACGCAGACCGCGGCCGATAACGAGATTGCGTATCTCAACGACCTGATGATGATGCAGAACCAGCAGGCTGCTCAGACGCAGGACATGCTGGCCCAGCAGGCGGCCGCGGCCGAAGCTGCCTATGCCGAGCAGGCACGACAAGCTGCCGCCCTGGGCCGCGCCTTCGTCCCCGCTCTGGAGCCGACCGCTGCATCGGTGCAGCTGGGCGATCAACGCAAGACCCAGCGGGAAGAAGCCAACAACACGTTGAGCTCGTTGGCGATCACCTCCAGCATCGGCTCTAACTCCAATCCCCTCGCCGGCCTGCAACTCGCATGAAGGACACTGCTCAATCGCGCTGGCGTGATCTTGAACTGTTTCGCAGCCAGTACCTGCGCCGGGCTATCGACTGCTCGGCCCTGACCATCCCGACGTTGATCCCTGAATCGGATCAGCATTTCGGTGACACAGGACAACAGTTCAACAAGCTCAACGGCCTGTACCAGGGGGCCGGCGCCCGTGGTGTAAGCAGCCTCAGCGCCAAGCTGCTCCTCGCTTTGTACCCGCCGAGCCAGCCCTTCTTCCGCCTGGTTCTCGACAAGGGCGAGCTGGACAGCTACGTGGAGAGAACGGGAGCCGACCCCGAGCAGCTAGCGACCGACCTTGACGTCGGCCTGTCCTCCATGGAGCGACAGATCCTGCAGCGCATGGACCAGCTGCAAGCCAGGCCTGCCCTGTTTGAAGCCATCAAGCACTTGCTTGTTGGCGGCAACGCCTTGCTCTACATCGGGGAGGATGCCATCCGCATGTACGGCCTGCGGTCCTTCTGCGTTGACCGCGACCCAGAGGGGAACGTCACTGAGATCGTGATCCGGGAGAACGTGTCCCACCGCCACCTGCCCGAGGGAGCAGAAGCAAAGGCGGAAGAGGGGGACGACAGGGACGTGGAGGATCTGTACACCCACGTCACGATCGACCCTCGGGCCGAGGGGAACCAGGTTGAGTGGTTCCAGGAGTACGACGGGAAGAAGATCCCCGGTAGCACTGGCTTCAGTCGGCTGGCCACCAGCCCTTGGATCCCGTTGCGGCTGCACCGCATTGCCGGTGAGAGCTATGGGCGCAGCCTGGTGGAGGACGTGCTGGGAGACCTGCAAAGCCTGGAGAGCCTGAGCAAGGCGATTGTGCAAGGCAGTTTGATTGCGGCTAAGGCCATTGGCCTGGTCAACCCGAATGGGACGACCAGAGCTGACGTGTTGGCCAGGGCAGAGAACGGAGCGATCGTTGCTGGCAATGCAGCCGACGTTGAGTTCCTGCAAGTGCAGAAGGCGAATGACTTTGCTACTGCATTACAGACGATGCAGTTGATTGAACGCCGGCTCAACTTCACGTTCCTGGCCAACGAGGCAGTGCAGCGTGACGCCGAGCGGGTTACTGCTGAGGAGATTCGCCTGATGGCTGAGCAGCTGGAGCAGGGCCTCGGCGGGGTCTACAGCATCCTCAGCAATGAGCTGCAGCTGCCGTTGATTCGGCGGGTGATGCACATGATGGAACGCCGGGGCGATCTGCCTCCTGTGCCCGAGGGCCTGGTGGAGCCCCAGGTGACGACCGGATTGGAGGCCATTGGCCGCGGCAACGACAAGCAGCGGCTGACCAACTTCCTGCAGGTTGTCGCTGCAAGCATTGGCCCCGAGCAGTTCCTGCAGTACATCAATCCATCTGAGTTGATCCGTCGCTATGCAGCGTCGGATGGCATTGACATCAACGGCCTGGTGAAAACCGAACAGGAATTGCAGGCTGCTATGGCACAACAACAGCAGGTACAGTTGGCGCAACAACTCACACAAGGAGCTGTTGACAATGGACTCATCGCGCCGCCGCAGCCGGGTGCCCCTGCAACAGGGGGAGGGCAGCCCGGAGGTGGAACTCCAGGCGGACAAGCAGCCTGAAAAAAAAGCAGAGCTGCCAGCTGGCACCCGTTTCTCGCCCTACCCCAGTGGCGAGGGCGGGATGATTATTGAAGATGGCTTTGTGCGCTAATGCCAGAAGTAACCACAGGCCAAGACGGCAGCTTTGCTGATTCAGCTGTCGTTGAAGAGGCTGCCAAGGTTGAGACCGCTCGGGCCGAGCTGTACGACGAAGCAACCGGCGGCGAAAGCCAGGGCGGCGAGCTGATCCTCGGGAAGTATCAGAGCGTTGACGACCTGGCCCAGGCTTATCAGAGCCTGCAGGCTGAGTACAGCCGGGTAAAGAACGGCCAGGCTCCAGCTGAGGAGGCTCCGGCCGAGAGCCAGGCTGCAGACCAAGGTGATGACGACGAGGGCGAGGACGACAGTCCAGAGCCCGAAAGCGACATCACCCGCGAGCAGGCTGAGGCAATCCGGGAGAACGTGCTCCGCCAGGTTGGCGGCGAGAAGCAGTACCAGCGACTGGCGACTTGGGCTGCCAACAATCTGGAGGAAGGGCGCCTGGAGGCGTTCAATGTTGCCCTGGCGCAGGGCAGCGAGCCGGTGATCCTGTCGCTGCTGAAGGGCCTGCAGTACGACTTCATGATGAGCAACGGCTATGAGCCGCGGCTGTCAGGCGGTCGCGCCCCCAGCAATGAGGTGAAGGGTTTCAGCAGCGAAGCGCAAGTTGTTGAAGCAATGAATGACCCTCGCTACAGCGGCCCCAATCCTGACCCTGCTTACATCAAGGAAGTGGAGCGACGGATTGCAGTGAGCAACGTGTTCCAATCACGTTGACAGTGATGTAGAACTAAGGGCAGATCCAACACACGGTTCTGCCCTGGGCCCGGTACGCCGACACCCCAAGTGCAAGGAGTGATGAGGTGTAATGCCTCAACGTTGATCGCACGTACACCCTGACAACGGAGGCTAACGGTGGCTGCACCTGACGCAACTCTGTCCAGGGCCGGTGTAATTAACAATGACGCCGGTACTTGGGCAAAAGACAATGCTCTATTCCTGAAGGTCTTCAGCGGCGAAGTGCTGCAAGCCTTCAAGCGCAACTGCATCTTCTCCTCGTTCGTTCAAGAGCGGACGATCCAGAACGGCAAGAGCGCCCAGTTCCCTGTGACCGGCCGCTTCACGGCTCGGTATCACACCCCCGGCAAGATGATCGAGGGCCAGGGGAACATGGCTCAGAACGAGGTCGTGATCAAGATCGACGATCTGCTCATTGCAGACGCCGCTCTGTACGACCTGGACGAAGCCAAGAACCACTACGACATCCGCTCGATCTACTCCAAAGAGCTGGGCCAAGCCCTGGCTCGTGAGTACGACAAGCGCCTCGCTCGTGTGCTGACCCTTGGTGCTCGCACCAGCTCTGGCGACCTGACCGCCAACCTGCCTTCTGGTCTGAGCCCTGACGATCCCTACCGGACCGGCACTCGGATCAACCTGAACAAGGCCACCCCGACCGCTGACGACCTGGTTGCCTCGGTGTTTGCCGCGGCCCAGGCCCTGGACGAGAAGGACATTCCTTCTGACGGCCGGGTGCTGGTGTGCTCGCCGGAGATCTACTACACGCTGATCCAATCCAGCCGTGCAGTGAACTTCGACTTCAACCAGCAAGGCGCCAACGGTTCCTACAAGGACGGTCAGATCAGCAAGCTGGCTGGCTTCAGCATCTACAGCTCCAACCACATCAAGCAGGGCAACGTCACTGCCAAGACCGGCGAACAGGGTTACACCTTCGCTGGCTCTGACACAGTGCTGTCCTCTGTGGACATGACCAGCACCAAGATGCTGGCCTTCCAGCGTGGTGCCGCTGGTGTACTGAAGCTGCGCGACCTGTCCATGCAGATGACTGGTAACGACTACAACGTGATGTACCAGTCCACCTTGATGGTTGCCAAGTACGCCTGCGGCTTCGGCATTCTCCGGCCTGAGTGCGTGGTCGAGGTTCACAACACTGTGGCCTGATTGGTTTCGCAATTCAGCGCTGTCAAGATGGGGGCAGAGATGCCCCCTTTTTCATGGCTAATCGTGAGGGTGAAATGCGATGACAGAGCTTGAAGCAATCAACACGTTGCTCGGGGTGATTGGCGAAGCGCCGATCGACCGCCTGAGCGACACGACGGTGAACGAGATCACCGACAGCGCCCTGGCCCGCCGGACGCTGCACGAAGTGAGCCGCGACGTGCAGGCCGAGGGGTGGTCCTGGAACACGGACTACAACGTGGAGCTGCAGAAGGACAGCACCAACCAGTTTCCGATCAGCAGCGACAGCCTGCAGGTTCTGTTCTCGCCCAACCGCTACCCCGATGGCCGGTACGTGGCGCGAGGTAGCAGGGTCTACGACAGAGCGCAACGCAAGTTTGACTTTGGCAGCGACGTTGCATCGCTGATTGTGGATCAGATCGTGATGCTGCTGCCGTGGGAGCAGATGCCCCATGCAGCGCAGCAGTACGTGACGATCAGGGCGGCGCGGATCTACAGCGATCGGTACGTCAACTCCAACATCATCTACACCTACACGGCGCAGGATGAGGAGTACGCCCGCACAATGCTGATTCGGGCAGAGGAGCGCGAGGGTCGCAACAACATGCTCTGGGGCAATGACCGTGGCATCGGCAGCGGTCTTGGCTACATCCCAGCTGAAGGCACACGATTCAGGTTCCACTGATGCGCAGGAAGTCCCGTCTGGTCCGCACCCAATCCGGCAAGGTGACTGGGCCTGTTGAAGTGAGCGTTGACTCCCTGATCCAGGGTGTCAGCCAGCAGCCGCCACACCTGCGCCTGGTCGGCCAGGGCGAGGAGCAGATCAACGGGTGGAGCAGTCCCGTGGAGGGCCTGTGTAAACGCAACCCGATGCGCCTGGTGGAGAGGTTCCTGCCGACTGCGGCGGCGGACTTCTACCTGCAGATGATGAACGTCGTCTCGGGCGAGCGCTACGGGATGATGCTCTACCCCGATGGGTCCAACACCAAGCTGGAGGTTGGCATCACCGGAACCGCGCCAGCTGTTGACGTGCACGGCCCAGGGCTGAGCGTGTCGGGCAACGTGGTGACCGCCACCAGCAGCAGCTACATCCACAACGCGGCCGGGGACTACCAGAAGAAGTACGTGCTGATCAACAACGGGCCCCTGGGCCTGCTGTTGAACCGGCAACAGACGGTGGCGATGGACGCAGCCACCAGCCCGGCACCGGCCAACGAGGCCCTGATCTTCGTGCAGGGCGTGGCCTACGACATCTCCTACGTCCTGACGCTGGATGGGACGGCACTGGCGGCCGTGACCACGCCTGCTGCGACAGCAACCAGCAACCAGCTGAGCACGAGCACGGTGGCGTCAGAGCTCAAGGCCAAGATTGATGCGGTCGGGGGCTACACCACGACCATTGATCGCCACGTCGTCCACGTCAGGAAGACCGACAACAGCGACTTCACGCTGACGATCGACGACGGCCGGGGCAACAGCCTGGCCCGGATCGTGAAGGAACAGGTGACGAGCACGGCGGAACTGCCGACGATCGCCACCAATGGCTTTGTCATCAAGGTCAGCAGCGACCCAAGCCAAACAGCTGACGACCGCTACTTGAAGTTCTCAACGGTCGGCGGGATCACGATGGGCAATGGCGGCTGGGCCGAGACCCTGCAGCCGGGCATTCAGTACAAGCTGGACAGCAACACGATGCCCCTGGTGATCTACCGGGCCGCGGCCGGGGTGATCTTCGTAGGGCCTGCTGACGGGGCCCAGAGGAGCCAGACGGTGGGCGGGCAGACCTACACCTACACGTTCCCGCAGTGGGCCGAGAGGACGGCTGGCGACCTGGTGACGGTGCCCAACCCCGAGTTCGTTGGGAAGGTAGTGAAGGACCACACGATCTTCCGTGGGAGGTATGTGTTCGCCGCCGGGCAGAGCGTGGTGTTCAGCGAGACGGATGACATCTTCAACTTCTTCCAGGACAGCAGCGTGGCCTTGACGGCCAAGGACACCTTCAGCGTTCTTGCAACAGCAGAGATCAGCTCAGAGTTGAACTGGCTGCTGCCGTTTGATGAGTCGATCCTGGTGTTCAGCCAGTACGCACAGTTCCAGGTGAAGCCTGCTGATGCGGATGTGTTGACAGCGCTCACCGCAATCATCGTGCGACTGAGCAACCTGGAGATGAATCCTGATGTGCGACCAAAGCTGGCCGGACCTCAGGTCCTGTTCGCCACCAAGGAGTTCGGCTATACCCACTTCCGGGAGTACAACTTCACCGAGAACACGCAACGTCGCGTTGGCCTCAATCTTGGCGGCAGCAATGACATCTGCACGTTAATTCCGAAGTACATCGAGGGGCTTGTCACTCACTGGGATGTGGGTGAAACGATTGATCTGATGGCGTGCGTCACCCCAGCCGACACGAAGACGATCTATGTGTACAAGTACCTATTCGGTGCATCTGAGCAGGGTGTCTCCAAGCAACAGGCCAGCTGGAGCAAGTACACCTTCAACGGTGACGTGAGGTGGATCGGCTTCCTGGACAACGAGATGTACCTGGTGCTGACCTACGCCGATGGCACGTCGCTCGTGCGGATTGTGAGCGATGAGCTGGAGGTGCCCGGCAGCGAGCAGGTACACCTGGACCGCCTGCTGCTGTACCCAGAGTGCAACTCAGGGCCCGAGCAGGTGAGCGCCAGCTATGACGCCACCACCAGGCGGACGACGTTCACCCTGCCGTACCAGATCCAGGGCCAGGCCAGAGCGGTGGTGCGGTTCACCAACGACGTGAACGAGGGGCTGCTCCTGGGCAGCGCCACCTCTGGCAACCAGATCGTGTGCGATGCCAAGGGGGACTACACCAACGCCAAGGTGGCGTTTGGCGAGGAGTACCAATTCACGTATGAGTTCACAAAGTTCTATGTGCCAGACCGAGACCAGGGCAGGCGGCGCATTGTCGGCAAGCAGGATGGCCGTACACAGATCCTGCATCTGACGACGTACCACCACAACACGGGTGCGTATCGAGTCAGGGTGAAACGCTTTAACAGAGAGCTTGACAGCGTTCATGAGTACAGGTCACGTCGCCCCAATGTCCTAAACAACAGGCTCGACACAGAGACCAGCCACCTTGACTCTGGCTGGTTCAGAGTTCCCATCTACTCTGAGAACACTGCATGTCGCATCATGGTTGAATCAACCAGCTGGCTGCCAGTGACAATCACAGGCGCATCGTGGGAAGGCGCCTATAGCAACCGTGCGAAAGGAGCAAACTGATGCCACTTGGAGCAATCATCAGCGGCGTTCTGGAGGTTGGCTCTGCCATCTCCAGCGGCTCTCAGCAGCAAAGTGCCGCCAGAGAAGCCAATCGCCTGGCAGAGAAGCAGGCCAAGGCCCAGTTCGATCGCGCCAAGAAAGAGTGGCGGATCGACTGGCTGCAGCAGAAATCCAACTGGATGTGGGACAAGGCCAAAATCGAAGCCGCCCGCTACGTCGAGCGGCAGAAGGAGGCCGACTACAACTGGCGCAATCAGAAGCTGATCGAGTCGGCCATGGAGAACCTGGCCGTCAACAGCTCTGCCCTCTACGACCGCTTTGTGGTTGAGGAGAACCTTCGCGCCCAGCAGGTGGGCATGGAGTACGGCTACACGATGAACCGCCTGGCGGCCGAGGCTGGCGAGTCGGTGCGGCAGTACATGGCCGGCATCCGGGACACGGCACTGCAGTCGCAGCAGCTGGTCAACCAGACAGAGCGGGAGGGGCAAGAGCTGTTGAGCAGCCTGTCGTTCGACATGCAGAAGGACAACCTGCAGTGGGAGATGGCGGAGATCGCTGCGCTGATCGACCAGAGTCAGACCACTGCAGTGGCCAGCGCCAGGCTGGGCGGCAGCGGCTCGGCTCAGCGCCTGGCGATGAACAAGGCCCAGGAGCTCGGCCGCACCTGGGGCGAGATGGAGCAACGGGCCAATGCGCGGGAGGCCAAGCTGGGCCTGTTCAACACGGTGATGCAGGGCGAGACCGCAACGCAGATGGGGCGGATGGCGCTGTCGATGCAGGACCAGGCGGAGAAGATCAAGTACACCAACTCCCGGTATGCAGCCGATACCGCGCTGGAGTCGATGCGGATGGAGCGGTTGACCATCCCGAGCTTTGAGTTGGCCGAGCGTCAGTACGGCAGGGAGCTGAAGTCGCTGCAGATCCAGACGCAGAGCGTGATCAACGAGGCTTCGATGCCCTACCGGAAGGCGATCATCTTTGATCCGCCGAAGCCGATCAAGGGCCTGAAGCCGGAGAAGTATGCACCCACCAAGGTGTATGAGCCAAGCACCGCAGGGATCATTGGCAATGCTCTGCTGAGCGGCATCCAGGGTGCAATCGACTTCGGCACCTACACGAAATCTGATGGCACACTTGGCTGGAGGTGATAATGTTGACACTGTTCAACCAATGTCGTTATGGCACCACTCAAGGGGCAGCAGCTGCTGAGCTACCTCAACGAAAACGAGGGAACCAGCCGTGACACCCTGATTGAAGGCGCTGGCTATTACACCCGCCGCAGCGGCAGGATCAGCCTGCAACGCACCAAGTTCTTTGAGGCTCTCGCTGAAGCGAATGGACACATGATCACCTCACCTATCCGTACTGGAGCTGGGACCGGCAAGGAGCCCACCTACCGACTCAAGGTTGGTCCCACAGGCCTCGTGCCCGTTAGCGGTGCCTACACAAGCCAGTGCAACATGACGCCTGGCTCCTACGTGGAGGTCATTGTTGAAGACGGTTGCGTGATCCTGCAGCCGGCTGAGGACGCCGCCGATGTAGCGCAGGCCGCACCCAAGCCTCCGGTGGCATCACTGGCGGACGCGGCCTAACTTGAAGGGCGAGAGCCAAGGACGCGCGGGGGCAAGGGCCCCCTTTTTTCTTGCCACCATTCAACAAGTGACACAGTGTTGGTAAGTCCTGCAAGCGATCAGCGCTGTGCAATTCACCGATGAACGATGGCTCCAGTTCTGGGAGCATTTCAAGAGCCTGGAGCATCAGATCGACGCCATCACCAAGTTGGGGCGTCAGATCAAGAAGGCAGACCCCACACTGCTCACTGAGTCAGCCGAGTGGGTTGCCGACTGGAGCCGCGAAGGCGACATCGAGAACACCTGGGAAGGGGTGGAGGCTGCGGCCAAGAAGCACGACAGTCGCTTTCCTGAACTGGTCGCTGCCCAGTGGGCCCTGGAGTCAGGCCACGGGAAGCACATGAGCGGCCGCAACAACCCCTTCGGCCTGAAGGGGCCCGGCACAACCAAGGAGACGCAGGAGGTGGTCAACGGCCAGACCATCACGATCCGCGATTCCTTCGTGGACTTCAACTCGCTCGATGACGCGGTGAAGTACCTGGTAGAGCGGTGGTATCTGGACTGGAAGAAGCACAAGGGCGTCAATAACGCCACAGACCGAGAGGACGCTGCCAAAGAGCTGCAGCGCCAGGGCTACGCCACCCTGCCCGCTTACAGCCACCGCTTGATCGCGTTGATGGACGAGCGCCGGCCCGCCACTGGTGAGGCCGTGCTGCGCAACCCTCTGACCGTCACCTGGCAAAGCCAGAACGACAACAAGAGCGGCACTGGCTACCGGGAGTGCTTCTCCTCCAGCTGCGCGATGTTGGCAATGTTCTGGGGGAAGGCTGCCAATGACGACGCCTACAACGCCGTCCGCGCCAAGTTCGGTGACACCACCAGCGCCCAGGCTCAACTGGCTGCCCTGCGTTCTCTGGGGCTGAAGGCCGATTTCCACACCGATGGCGTGCCGGCAGATCTGGAGCGCGAGATCAAGGCAGGCCGGCCGGTGGCAGTCGGCTGGCTGCACAAGGGCCACGTCTCGGCACCCAGCGGCAGCGGCCACTGGAGTGTGGTGATCGGCTTCACCGAGACCGTCTGGATCCACAACGACCCCAACGGGGAGGCCCGGCTACTGACTGGCGGCTACCTGGGCCAGGCCAATGGGGCAGGCGTGGCCTACAGCAAGGTCAACTGGAACCAACGTTGGATGCCTGGCGGCTCTGGCGGCTGGTATCTCACCTGCCGGCCATGAAGAGAGAACGCCTGCACCTGCCCGGCCTGATGACCGTTGAAACCGGCCGGGACTGGAGCGGCCGGTGGTTCATCGGCTACGCCAAGGGGGCATCAGCAATGTTCCGCGATGCCAAGGCCCTGCGGCGCTTCCTGAAGCTGCCACCCAAGACCACTTCCAGAGAGGCCCTGGACAGCTGGGTGGCGTCACTGGAAGCCGCTGATACTGCCAAGCAACGGACAATTTCAGACACGTCCGAAACGCAAACGGACACGTCCCTATCCGAGGAGCTGCTAGCCACAGGCTTCGGGCCGGAGTGCCACCTGGACGAGAGCGACCCCAACCATCAGACCAGGACGGTCATTTAGAGCGGCTGGCCTGCCACGCCTCGCCCAGGTTCTCGGCGGCCTCCTTGGCCAGCCACCGAGCAATCGCGGCCTGCTGATGCCACAACTGGTTCAACAGCAAGGCCGCGTCCATCAGACCGGCGATGTCGTCGTCATCGAAGAAGTCCTGCAGCATGCGACGCATCGCCTCTTCTCGGAACTGCAACTCAGTGCTTGGAACGAAGGGCTGCATGGCTGCCTCCTACTGGTTGTCGTCAGCCCATGGCGCACGGATGCGCAATTCGTCGGCATCAATGACCGGCGGCTCGACTGACGGCGGCTGAGTGCGATGCCAGTCCTCTATGGCTCGATCCAGCCGTGGCTGGAGGGTGGCGTTGAACTTGTGGTCACGCGCTGCCTGCTGCAGACGATCCCTCCAGTCACTGTCACCAAAGCGAGCGAGCCATACCGTGTCGCTCTTCAGTGCTTTGGGAAGATGATCTTGAGGGCCTTCAGGATTAGCTGCACCCAGGAGTTCTCCTTGATGGGCAGCAACGCAATGATCTCACTGCCTGCCATCACGATGATGGCAATGACGGCTGCGGTTGTCGGATCCATGAAAGACAAGGCATCTTGACCAACCCTAGTTAATCGTTGACACCTGGCAAGTGCCTTTGCTCAAGCTTGCGGATGCGCACTTCATGATCACGCAAGTCGTCCTCTAGTAGATGTATATCCTTCTGCAGGTCTGATCTAAGCAACCGCACTTCATCCAGTATTGCGTCCATGCCGCGCTTCATCGCGCCATGCTCAACGGCCATCTTCCATAGGGCGCCTGTTGCAGCTACCCCGACAACAGACGCAACCTCTAGCACTGTGCCGCTGAATCTATAAGCAGCGTACCGGCCTCTCGGAAGGCTTCCAGCGCGTCATCCGTCTTTCTGCAGCTCCTGCTGCAGGTATTGCCGAAGAGCCCTGTCAGCCGGAGTCGGGTCCGCCTTCAAGTCAATCTCCAAAATGCGCAGCTTGAGCTGCTTCGCGTAATACTCCCTGAGCTGAGCCTTGACCTCAGCGCTCTTGGCATAGCGTGTCTCCACGGCAATAGTGGTGCCCACGACAGCCGTAAGCACCGCGATCACAGCACCAGCGGTGGCGAGGTGCTTGTCCATCAGGCAGCCAGTGCTGCCTCAACCGCCGCGCGATCAGCGAAGCCCCATTGCGCTGCGGCGCCAGCGTTCCACTCCTGGCGGATCACCGGAGCGATGTAGCCAGAATCACCGGGTTGCAGGCTGCTGTCGTAGTCCTGGGGGTAGACCGCATCGTCAAATGTGATGTAGTCGTTCAGCAGGCTGTTCAGGAAAGCAGTCCGCTCCTCGCCAGCTTCAGTGGCTACCAGATCGGAAGGAGTGTTGATGATCAGCATGGTGCTGCCAGTCCGAGGGATACAAGGCCATTCTGTCCGTCACCATGGCGGAGATGCCCCATCCAGGCAATCTGCGAACAACGCCAGGCCTCGTGATCCTCGTGCTTGAGCAATAGCTTCAATCGCCTGCGCTGGCGGATCATCGACTGACGCTTCACCAGCTTGAACTTCCGCCTAATGCGGAAGCCGCAGAAGGTCAGGCCGCGCTCCACCGGGCCCAGGCTCCACTTGCCGATGCGCTGGTGCATCTCGCTGGCGACAAAGGCGCAGATCTGCTCCTTCAGCTGCAGCCCCTGGGCCTTGCTCGGGACGATGACAGCAGCGTCATCCATGTAGCGCACAAAGCTGCCGATGCCTCGGGCAGCAATGAAGCGATCCAGCTTGCCGCCCCAGTAGTTGGCGAAGGTCTGGCTGGTGAGCGCACCGATGGGGACGCCGCACTCCTGCACGTTCAGCACCTGCTCGATCAACAGCAGCGTGCGGCGGCAGGTGAGCTTCTTGCCCAGGTAGGCCAGCAGTAGATCCTGGGGAATGGTGGGAAAGAACTTGCTGAAGTCCACGTGCAGCACCCAGCCATCAGGGTTCTGCCGCATCAGCTGCTGCATCCTGGTGACACACCGATGCGTGCCCAGCCCCACCCGGCAGGCAAACACCTGCGGCATCATCGCGGCGTCCAGGATCGGCCCCACCACCTGGATCAAGGCGTGGTGTAGCACCCGATCACGAAAGCTCTGGCAGCTGATCGTGCGCTTCTTGGGGTCGATGATGTCGAACTGCAGCTGCGGATCAGGACGCCAACCGCCTTCAATTAGACGCAACTGCAGATGGCGCAGGTTGGCCAGGTAATACTCCTTGAAGCGCAGATAGGAACTGCTATAACTCTTGCCGCGCCTGGCTTCTCTGTAGGCAGCAAGCAAGTTGTCCCAGCTGTAGATCTGCTGGTAGAGATTGCGAAACTTCTTGCCCATTAGAAGGTAGCGGCAGGTTTCGATGATCTACTCCCTGCCATTGCCACCACTCGGCCCTGAGTTCGCCGAAGCTGGACTTGATGGCTGGCACCTGGTTGGCACCGGCCTGCTGCCCCGTAGAAACAGCAGAGCGTGGTGGTGTTTGGCAGTGGCCACGGCCGCAAAACGCGCCCCAATGTTGTTGTTGGAGTTCCAGGGAGTGTTGTTCCAGTTAGCACAACGTGAACCGGAATTGGACGTGTTGTTCCAGTTGCCCCCGAGGAGGACGGCGCCCCCATCAAGCCCGCTCTAGCTTGCCGCCTTTTTTCTGTTCCTGCAGCCGTTTAATCCAACCGCCAAGCATGGAGCCCACTTCACCCACCAGGGCCTGAGCGGTCTCCAGCTGATGTTCGGTGATCAGCTTGCGCTTGTGATGCACCATGAAACGCAGCAGCAACCTGAGCTGTCCCAGGCTGCCGTCGAGCACGTAACAACGGCTGAGCTGGTTGGCCTTGATGGCGTCGTTGAGATGCTCGGCCACCAGAAAGAGCTGCCGGATCAGCAGCTCTCGGAAGGTGCCATGCTTGCGGGGGATCGTCTGCGCGAGCGGGTAGAGGTAGTCGATCACCCGCTCGTACTTCTCGACCATGTAGAGGCCATGAGCCTCCTTGGAGGGATCCGCAGAGGCTCGCTTGCTGGTCATAGAGGTCGGCCCTGGCGGGCCTCCTAGCCAAGCACCAGGTGCCCGGCCGCAAAACGCGCCCCAACGTTGTCGCCGGAGATCCAGGGAGAGCCGGCCCAGTAAGCACAACGTGAACCGGAATAGGACGGGTCGTTCCAGACGCCCCCGCGGAGGACGGCGCGGGTTTCAGGACCATAGACCTGGCCGCGGCCAGCCGTCACAGTCCCATACGTCCATGCGGTTGCCGGCCCTGCACTGCAGGTCTCCTGCCCCCACTGGTGGAGCACGCCTGTGGCCTGCGCAAGGCCGAACTTGCTCACCCGCTCCCACTGCACCGTGCCGGGGTCAGAGCCGCGGCTAGTTTGCTCGGGGGCCCCGAACGCTGCAGCGCTGAACTCGTCATAGGTCGGCAGACGCTTCCCAAAACTACGAGCAACTTCAGTAAAGACGTACCACTTACCATCGGCATAAGCCGTGCTGCCGTTGCCGCCGTACTGCGCGGGAACCAGCGGCGGGCTGCTGCCATCGGCAATGGTCAGCCCAATCCGGCTGCTGGGCACTGCGCTGAAGGTGCTGCCCGCATAGCTGGTGGCACCGCAGAGGTAGAGGTCCATCCAGAACCCGCCC